GAAAATCTGCGGCCAGCCTAGCGGATAAAAAAAGGGGAGGCCGGAGCCTCCCGATTTCAGTTATAAATCAGGTTCGGGCAGGGTGGCATGGAGTCCCACATAGTCCGCCATGAATCCGAATAGGTGGGCGCTTGCCCGATACGCATCCATGAAGCACCATAGGAGCCATGCTCAACGCTTTGTTTGCTGTATCGGGTGTCTATGCCTAGCCATAGGTCTTTGATACGCTCCTGAGCCTCCTGAGGCGCTTCACGGGCGCGGGTGGAAAGCTCTATCATTACTTCCTCTAGGTTGTCGCCCTCCACCGATAGAGGGCGATACTTGCCCAAGAAATAGATTGTGCCGATGTAGTAGGTCACTTCACGGCTCCCATGTCGATTGCTGTCCAGTCCTCGCCCTCGCCAGCCTCACCGACTGAATAAATATCTTCGCGGTGGTAGGCTTGGGTGTCGGTGTCGTTCAGCTGCAGGAGTGTTAGCATCGTGCGGACAGTGCTATTCCATAGGCGGTCATCGTCGATAGTCTCGCCGTTCAGCGCACCGACGATTTCATAATCGCCATCGCTGCGCTCCCATGCGAACGTGATGTGGTTCGGATAGCGGCGCGACTTTAGGTCGGCAATCATCGCTTCGATTTCGGTCTGTGTCATAATCAGTTACCTTTCCTTGTTGGCACTAGCGCCATCCTCGCGGCGGATTGCTCCGCCGTCCGGTGGTGCTAGTTTCCTTTCAACGTGTGATGGATTGACCAGATGGTCAGTGCAAGCGTTCCCCAGATGAACGTCAGGGCTGCGATGTGGGCAATCATGCGAGGCGCTCCGCATCCAGCTGGCAAGCATCGATGAAACGCTTGCGGTCGAAGCGGTGGTTGTCCTGCCACAGCTGGTCGGCCAGTCGGTGGGCGATGGTTACGAGCGCGGCCCGTTCGCCATCCCTGATTGCTCGTGCGCGGTCTGTGAGATATTCGCTATCGCCATCAATAGCGATGTCTCGGCTGAATTGCGCGATGGTGTCGGCAATCAATACATAGTCTTTGCGTGTCATTAGTTTAATCCTTTCATATACGCGCCATTTTGAAGCGCCTCCTCGGCATCGCTACAATAGTAGGCAATGGCCTCCTCGCGCTTGGCGTCTAGGTTCGGCAGCGTCACCCGATACTCTTGCCAGTCGTGCGAATAGGTGGCCTTGCATCCCATTGCCTTAAGCTGCGCTAGTGTTTGCTTGATACTCATGTCGGTGGTTCCTTTCCTGTGATTACTTCCCCCGTAATTATTTTGCATCAACAGATATGTCAACAGCATAATCAACATTAGCATCATCAGCTCACCGCAATATAACATCGACCTATCGCGCAGGGTGAAATGCTTTTGCTTGCGCGGCGGGAGCGATGCCTTGCCCTCGCCGGAAATCAGACAGGCATCGCGTAGGCGCGTAGGCGCGGCCCCCACCCACCCAAACCTTCCCGCGCAGGCGGGACAAATACTAGTATACACTCACTCTCCCCCACATTTTGCTTGAAAACATTTCCCCTTCACGGCCAACCCCCCACCCCTTAATATGGCCCCCTTTGTTTATAACTGCGGATCTAAAAAAATTTATATATTGTTTTAATGTCGTTGATGATTATAGGGGATGATATGGATTGGGATGATGACGGATTTGGGTTAGGCTCGTTGATCAGCAGTGAGGAGGCTGAGATCGCGATGCGTGAGGACCGCGACTTGGTTTTTGCGCGTGAGTATGTGCGGTTGAGGGCTTTGAAATCGAAGAACGCTGCTGAGTTGGCGTGCGTTCGTGCTGGGATTACGAACCCTGAATATCACATCAAGGTGGTTGCGGAGCGGCAGCTGGCGCGTGTGGAGGTTCAGCGTTTGATTGCTGAGGCTGAGACATCTGGGCTGACGGTTGAGCGGACGGAGTACACGCGGGATTTGTTTCTGGATGAGCTGCAGGCGGTTCACGAGCGGGCGTTGGACGCGAAGAATTTCACGAGTGCGATTAGCGCGGTGAAGACGCAGGCGCAGTTGCTGGGGATGATGGATCAGACGGTGAATGTTAACCATACGGTGACGGCGAAGGATCTGGATTTGGCGACGTTACGGGCGATGGTTGCGGATCGTGCGAAGCCTGCGGCGGTTATTGAGGCGGGTTATAGGGAGGTCGAATGATATATATCCGTGACGAGGGGCATCTGATTCGCAATGGGATTAACGTGTACCCGTGGCGCTCAGGCTCTGTGGGTTTTCTGGTTGCCATAGGCCGCGTGCGGTTTATGCTGCGATATTCGCGGGTGTTGTGGCGGCTGGACTGTTATGGGTGGCGCGTGTGAGTCCTGAATTGAAAGTCGTCGGTGAGATCGGGCCGCCCAATCATAAAGATCCAGTCAAGATGCTGCGCCGCATCGCGGACCAGATTGAGGATGGCGAGTACGGCGACGTTACCACACTTGTGGTAGCTACGTGGGGCGATGAGGGGGTTAGTACCTTCGGTGGCGGCAAGGACAGCGACCTGTTCCACTGCACCTACCTCTTCGGCGTAGCGCACACGCGGATGCTCAATTTGCCTTTAGGTGGTGAATAGTGGCATCGCAAATGAACGATAACCTGACGATGGATGACTTGCTGGCGGAGCTGGTGGCCCGCGAGGAGGCGATGGCGTCGTTTGCGAAGTATATTGAGTATGTGAGTGGTTTGAAGCCGCCGCCGCATTTGAAGCTGATCTGTGACAAGCTGGATGAGGTTGCTGAGGGTAAGATACAGCGGTTGATGATTTCGATGCCACCGGGGCATGGTAAGTCGTTTGCCGCGTCGCATTACTTCCCGGCCTATTATCTGGCGAAGAACCCTGAGAAGAACGTGATCTTTGCGACGCACAAGCAGGAGCTGTCGGATTCCTTTGGTCTGAAGGTTCGCAACGTGATCAAGAGCGACGAGCATCGGCGGTTATTCCCGGATGTGGGGATTAGCGCGGATAAGACGGCGGCTGGCGAGTGGATGACGACGCAGGCTGGTGGTTATCACGCGACGGCGGTTGGCGCGAACGTGACGGGTCGGCGTGGTGATATATTGATTGGGGACGATTTGCTGTCGGGTATTCAGGCGGCTGAGTCGGACAGTGAGCGGAATAAGTTATGGGCATGGTACGGTGCGGATTTTTTCACGCGCCGTAAGAACAAGGATACGCCGATCATCCTGATAGGGACGCGCTGGCATCTGGGGGACCACATGGGTCGCTTGGATCAGGGCGAACGGGATGGTGAGGGCGAGAAGTGGGAGCGGGTAGTTTTGCCCGCGCTGGCGGTGGATAACGACATTTTGGGGCGAGAGCCCGGAGATGCACTGTGGCCGGAACAGTTCCCGAAAGAGGAACTGGAGAAGATCCGCCGCCAGCCTTCCACGACGAGCCGTATCTGGTCGTCGCTGTATCAGCAGAATCCGGTGGTGGATGATGGTGGTATCATCGATCAGAAGTGGTTTAAGTGGTGGCGCTCACCGGATCCGCCGGATGTGAAGTACGTGATACAGTCGTGGGATACGGCGCTGACGGCGAATAAGACATCGGCGTACAGCGCGTCTACGACGTGGGGCGTATTTGATGACGATAACGATATACCGAACCTGATATTGCTGTCGGTGTGGCGTGAGCGTGCGGAATGGCCGGTTCTGCGGCGCATGGTACAGCGCATGGCGACGGATTACAGGGACGATAACTATCGCGTGCCCATCAAGGCATCGAAGAATCGTATGCCGGATACGGTGCTGGTGGAGGCGAAGGCGAACGGTCAGATGCTGATACAGGACTTGGGCCGTGCAGGAATTGTTGCAACGCCGTTTAATCCTGATAAGTTCGGCGACAAGATAGCGCGTGTTCGGTTGGTGACGGACCTGATTGAAAATGGTAGGGTATGGCTACCGGCAGCAGGGCCGTCATATAATGAGTTGAGGCCGTGGGCGCGTGATTTTATGGAACAGTGCGTGCAGTTTCCTGCGGCTGATTCGAGAGACTGGGTTGATACGATGACGATGGCGTTCTTACGGGTTAAACAGTCTGGTTGGGTACACAATACGGAAAACCCGTATGAAGAGGTATATGACGTACCGCTTGAACGCGCTTCGTTTTATTGAT